ACTGATGCAATTACTAACACTCAGGAATTATATGATACTTCTGATATGTATTTAGCACCTTTGCGTACTAGTGTAGCAGGTTATGATGTAGACGATTTACATTATGCTAACTTTTTTGATCCAACAAGAAAAAGCGAAGTATTTTTATTTGATAATTACAGTGTAAACAATGTACAGCAAATAAATAATGCTGGTTTATTTGATACTTCATCGTCAAGTAGTTTATATGGAGAACTTGATAGTTATCCTAACCATGGAACAGATAAAGGTTCTTGGGCTTTTATGGCGCATTTAACTGATACAACTGCCGATGATCCTGGTGGTAGCATTTTAGTTAGTCAAGGTTATAGATATGGTTTATTTTGTTCTTTAGTTTATAAGTCGCAAGATGGATTAACTCCTCAAGAATCTTCTCCTGTATTTATTGGAACAGCTAAACAGTCTATTACTGCATCTACTGCTGAAGATAAAAATCAAAAATTATATATTCATGTTGTTGGTAGAATGGGAGAGCGTTTAAATAGAGTTGCTGGTTTTAAAGTTTATTGGGCAAGGATTCGTAATTACGTAGATATAGGAGGTACTTCAAACCGTACTGGTGATGTTGGACCAAAATATTTATTATGTGAAGTAGATTACGAGCAAGGATTAAGAATTGGAGGAGAGGACGCTTATTTTCCATTTAGAGTAAAAGATATTACAACAAGTAATAATCATTTTATTTTTCCAGAAGACGGTTGGAATGGAACTGCATTAAACACTTCTTCTTACACTATCTTAAAACCTTTGTCTATATCTTCTTTATCAGTTTCAGAACCATATACAGGTTCAAAAAAACCTACTGCTTTAGGAAGACAAGGAACTACTTTTAAAAGTAATGTAATGATAAATAGAAGAGTTTATGCTGGTAATGTTAGATATTATGATGAAGATAACAAGTTAATTGTAAAAAATGATAGAGTTTTTAAGTCAATACCAAATAAATTTGATTATTTTCCTACTAATAGTTTTTTAGATGTAGCAGTAGAAGACGGAGATGAAATTATACACCTAGCTGCTATTAACAGCAAGTTGTTACAATTTAAAAAGAATAAATTGTTTATTGTAAATTGTCAAAGAGATCTTGAGTTTTTAGAAGTAGAATTAAAGTACAAAGGTTGCGAACGTTCATATCACGTTACAACAGGTGCTGGTTTTGTTGCTTGGTTTAATCGACAAGGCGTATATTTGTATGATGGTCAACGTTTAATAGACTTAGACATATCTAGAGTAGGGCAAAGTCGTTTTACGAGCATATACGACAAATTAGGAAAAAATACAGTAGGTGCTGGATTTTTAGAAAGCAGCATAGGGTATTTACCTGAATCTAAAGAATTAATTATTGCTAATCCTTCAGGTCAAGTATTGAAATATGATATTAAATCAGAAAGTTGGAGTGAAGGTAAAAATTTTGATAGCAATACTAATTCTTCTAATATTGTAACAAGAGCATCAGATGCTGATATAACTAATTTTGTAAATATCAACAACGGAGATTTAATATATGGAATAGAACGCAATTCTAATAATCCTAATAATGGATCTAGATTGCGTAAATGGAATAATGAGCCTGCTGCATTTACTGCTGATCAACAAGTTGTATTTAAGTCAAAAGAATTTGATATGGATACTCCTAGTGTTAATAAAAGTATTGTAAATATATATATTACTTACAAACATGGAGAAAATATATTGATAAAAGGATTTGGAGTTAGAATAGACGGCACTGAAGTTGATGATACTTTGGTAGCAGGACAAACGCAAGAATTAACAAATACTAGTGGTGATTTTAAAACACAAAAAATTAAAGTAAGTAATAGTGTATTTAAAAATATAACAGCATTTGGCGTACAACTTTATGCTGATACTTCTGGTACTGTACATAAAGATTTTACTATAAACGATATACAAATTGTTTTTAGAGATAAGGTTGCTAGATGAGAAAAAGTTTTGGATCTGTAGAAGTTAGAAAACCTACAAAGAAAAAAACTAGACAAGGTCATGGCAAACGTACTAAATACGGTAACAAGTTAAGTAAAAAGTATTATAAGAAACGTAAAAGAGGACAAGGGTAATGGCTAAAAAGAAAGATTCTAGGTTAACAAGAGCTGGTGTATCGGGTTATAATAAACCTAAAAGAACACCTGGTCATAAAACAAAATCACATATTGTTGTAGCTAAAGTTGGAGATAAAGTAAAAACTATACGTTTTGGACAACAGGGTGTTACAACAGCTGGTAAAAAGAAAGATGCTAGATCGAAAGCAAGAAGAAAAAGTTTTAAAGCAAGACATGCTAAAAATATTGCTAAAGGCAAAATGTCTGCAGCATATTGGGCTAACAAAGTAAAATGGTAGGAGGACACTATGCCAAAAGGTAAAGGAACATACGGAAGTAAAAAAGGTAGACCACCTAAAAAAAGTAAGAAAAAGTCTACAACTAAAAAGAAAAAAAAGAAAATGAGTTATGGTTACTAAAATTAAAGGTGTAAGCGTAAAAGGCTTAAATAAAAGACAAGCACAAGCTATGAAAAGACATTCTAAACATCATACAAAAAGTCATATAGACGCAATGGTAAAAGCTATGGCTAAAGGTAAAACTTTTGGAGAGTCTCATAAAATAGCAATGAAGAAGGTAGGTAAATAATGGCTAAAACAGTTAGTTGGATGTGGGGTGGCAAACGTTATAAAGGTACTCTAATAAGAGAAACTAAAACACATAAATTTGCTAGAACACATAATGGAAAAATTAAAAAAATAAAAAAGAAATAAATTGTGAGAGAAAGTATATTAAGTATTTTAAGAGAACAATCCTCTAAAGTAACTGAAGTGGAAAGCTCTATGGAAACACCTATTCAGGTACAATCAGAAGTACCAGATAATAGTGATGGTTTTAGTGGCGATCGTGTAGTAGTAGAAAACGACGCTGGTAGTTTTTTATATATTAAAGTTGCTGAAAGATGGATGAAAACAGATTTGGAGGAAGTATAATGTCGGATAAAGACAACAGAACGAGAACTGCTGCTGATATAGTTGGTGAATCGTCTTTAGCTATAGCAGAAGATACTGTAGAGAGACAGAATAAATTTGCTAATTCCGCTATTGGACAAGCATTGTTTTATGGTACAGCAATGACACAATTTTCTAGATTAGGCGGTCAGGTAGAAAAAACTATACCAGCTATAAAAGAAGGTATAGGAGAAATGACACAATTTTTTAAAGACAGAAAAGGTTTTAGGGAAAAATTTAATGCTTTACCTGATACTGAAAAAAAAGGTTTTACAGGGTTTAGAGATTATATGCGTCAACAAAGAAGAAAAGTTGATTTAGGTATGCAAAATTTTGAGGTTGGAGATGAAATGACATTTTATGGAACAGATGGTCCAGTATCTGCTGGTACTAGATCTTTGAAACCTTTAGAAGATAGAAACAAATTAAGAGCATTCTTCTTAAACAGTGTAGAAGATTATCAATTTAATCCTGAAACTGGACAGACAATGCAAGTAAATACTGGTTCAAATGTATTAAATATTGTTGAAGAATCTGCTCCTCCTGCTGGATCGTTTAGATATAGTCCTACTTTGAAATCAAACTTACAGTTGTATAGCGGACCTAATCCTCAAGTAAATACTATTGGCACAGTACCTCAAAACATAACAACACCAGGAGTTGTAAACGCTGGTGGTCCAAATACAGGTACTCCGCAAGATCCACCTGCTGGTCCTGCTATATTCCAAGGGCCTTTAACTGGAAGTCCTGGTATAGCTCAAGATTATTTAAATATGAATTATAATATTGGAAAAGGTATTTATAATTATGGACAACAAGGAGTTAGTAGTGTTTTAGATTTTTACAATCAAAACATAGCTGGTAATGAAAGAACAATAGCTAGAACAGCATTTGACACTTCAATGAATTTGCTTGGTTCAAGGTTTGGGTATAAACCATGATGATTAATAAAAAACCTAAATTTGATGAAAAGCTTTATGCACACATGAAGTTGCGTGAAGGATATAAGAATGAAGTATATTTAGATACTTTAGGAAAACCTACTTGTGGAGTTGGGCATTTACTTACTAAACAAGAACAAGAAGATTTCCCTGTTGGAACTGAAGTAGATGATTACAAAATTAAAGAGTGGTATATGGAAGATATTACTACTGCACTAGAAGCAGCTAAGAAACAAGCAAGTATATTATCTACAGATGATGAACATATTGTTATAGCATTAACATCTGTTAATTATCAACTAGGTAGAAGTTGGACAAAGAAGTTTCCTACTGCTTGGAGGTGTTTATGTCACAAAGAGTATGATCGTGCTATTGATGAAATAATGTACGCAGACAAGGATTCAGGTAGACATTCACGTTGGTATAAACAAACACCAGTACGTGTAGAAGATTTTGTAACAGCAATAAAAAGATTAAAGGAGATACATAATGGCTAATCGTGATTTTATGACAGACTATCAACGTGGAAATGCTCACGCCTGGGGAAGAATAAGTGGAGAGTCTCAAACATTAAGAAGTGGTTTAAAATCTACAGTAAAACATGGAAGTTTATATAAAAAATTTGAAAATGATGAAAGTTTTCAAAAATTTTATAAAGCTGAAACAACTGATAAAAAAATAAAAGTTATTAAAGATGTTTTAGGTAAGAAAACAATGGCACCTTTTGATGAATATAGTTTTGAAGACTATGATAGATATTTTAAAAAACATATGGCTGTTATGCCTGAAGAACCAGTGCGTAGCAAAGTTGTACAACCGTATGTAGATAGAGAGCAACAAAATTATGATGAAATGGAAGCACGTGTAGATGCAGTTAAAAAACAAGCATCTCAAGAATATGCGCAATATTTCAATGAAATGAATTGGTTAAAAGCTATTTCTCCTAATTTAGAGTTTAAACCATTTGGTAGTCAAAAGGAGGTATCGTAATGGCGTGGGGATATGTAGTAGGTGCTGTCGTTGGTGGCGTAATGGCAAACGCTCAAAAGAAAGCAGAACAAGAACGTAAAAATCAAGTAAGAAATGTAACATCTCAAGGTATAAGAGATTTACAACCATTATATGCTGATTACAGAGCTGATGCTGCTGTTGCAGCAGGATTGCAATTTAATCAACAAAATTTAGCCGTAGCTAATGCACAAAGCGGTTATGATATGGAAATGAGTGGGTATGGTAGAACTAACTTAGCAGGTTTTGAAAATCCAGCAATAGGAGATCCTACTAGCAGATTACAAGCTATAGGTATACAAAATCAATCTAGTTTACTAGCAAACTCGCAAGCATTAGAAAATAGACTAGAAACTTTAGATGCAGCAGAAAGACAGCTAAGAGGACAAGCGTTGCAGAGTGGAGTAGTATTACCTAGTACAGATACAATTTTAGCACAGGGGGAAAAATAATGGCAAATTATCAAACAGATTTTTTACAGGCATTATCTATGGCTGGTAATTCTTTGTCAGGATTAATGAAAGATATACGTGAACCAACCTTTCAAGAACAGTTAAAGTTGCGTGAAGAATCTCAAATGAGATTAAATCAACAAGGACAAAACTTTGCTTTAGAAAGAATGGGCGTAGATCAAGATTATTCTTTAGAAAGAATGGACAAACAAACTGAAGAAAGTTTAGAGCGATATGGTGGAGAAAAAATAATAGATTTTAAAGACACTAAAGATAGGGATGAATATTTTAATTTAAATCCTGAAAGAGCTAAAACTATTCAAGGTATAAGACATGCTTTGGAAATAGGAGATCACGAACATATAGAAAAAAATTATCAAAAAATTATAGACATTAATACAGATATTAGAAAATATAGTGCTGATGCAAATAGCGAAGTTGAAGAGCAAAGCTGGTTAAATTACTTTACTCAAAAATTACCAGGTGGTGGATTTGGTTATAGAGGTACTAATAAAATGCAAGCTAAAAAAGATGATTTTTTTTACGATGCAGATACAAGAAGAATACTAAGAAGAAACGATGAGTTTTACAAACAAGAAAAAGACTTTAGAGAAGTAAACAAAGCAATAGAACAAGCAGCTGGTGTAAGTCCTGAGTTTAGTCAAGAAAATCAAGATATGCAGGGCGGTTTAAATTCTTATTATGGAATGTTTGACTTAAACGATCCTAATCAAATGAATGCAGCGCATACATTTTTTCGTATGCAAAACGAAGGTATGTATGCTGAAATGCTTGTTCAGAATCAAAAAATGACAGCAATGGATGCTATACTTGGAGAAGGCAAAACTCCAGAATTAAGTGTAGAAGATATTATTTCTGGTGTAGATAAACAAGTACCTAGAGATAGATTGTTAAGAAGAAGTCCAGACAATAGAATGGAATATACAGGAGCACAAAAAAATGCTTATGCAAGTTCTTTGGGTTTGGTTACTTTGCAAGCACAATATGCTTTAAAAGATAAGTTTGGTGGTATTAATAGAGACCGTCAAAAAGAAGCGTTAAAGGATCTTGTACAGGCTAAATCTATGGCTGAAAAGTTAATGAAGAATACTAAATTTGGTAACACTCCTAAAGATCAAATAGATAAAGATAAAAAATATTATCAAGAATCTATTAAATTAATTAATACTTGGATGTCTGCACTGCAGCGATAAAAAATGTTCAAGTTAGATAGAAGAATAGAATTACTTCAAAATGAACTTGAAGGCGGTAGAATTGATGAATTTCAATTTGCTATGGGCCTTAAACAGTTCTATGATCGTACGCCTACATCATTTGATACACGTAGTCTGCGTTTTATGGAGACTAAAATTAATGAAGCAGGACTACCTCTTACAGAAGGTAGACAAGGCCGTACTGATGGTATTTTAGCACAAACGGTATCTGGGTTAATTGAAGGTTTTACAACTTTTGGTTTTGCAGATACGCCTGATACATCCGCAGAACGTATAGCTAGTAATGTTGGACACTTAATTGGTTTAGCACCAAGTTTAGTAGTTTCTACTATTACTGGTGGTAGAGCTGCAGCAGGTGTTGTAAGTCGTGGTTTAAGAGAAAAAGCTAGAAAAAGTAAGAATGAACGTATAGCAAAAATTGCTGATCGTTTAGATGAAAGTTCGCAGTCTTGGGAAAATAGCAATCTAAAGATTAAAAAAGGTATGGATGCTATGGCTAGACTTACTAGAATGAAAGGTTCTCCTACTGGCTTTGATCCTCAAACAGGACAACCTTTGTATGGTCTTGTATCTTTTCCTGGCTTAGCAGCAAACTTTATTCAAAAACAAGCTACTAAAGGACTTCACAATAACAATGTAAGAGTCTTAGAGTATATGAATAAAGGGATACTTAAGAGTAAGTACATAGATAAAGGTGCTGTAGAAAACATTGTAAATCAATCTATACACTTAAGTTTATTAATGGCTATGTCTGCACAACCTTTAGGTACTAGAGGCGAAGGTATAAAAGGTATGGCTTTAGCTGGTGTTCATGGAGCTGTAGCAGGTGCAATCTTTGGAGGTATTGGTGAGTATGTAAACATTGGTAGAATGTTAGGTAGCAGCAATAAGATAGTAAGAACTTCTGGTGAAAATGTTGTACGTAGTTTTGCTAAAGCTTTAGGAACACAACCAAATAGAATTGACCAATATAACACTATTAATTTTATTATGCGTGGTGGTGCAGGAGTAGGTTATGGTACAGTTACTTCAGAACTTAATGATTTACCATTAGAAGATCAAATATATGAAACATTATTAGCTGCGTTTTTTAGTGTAAACAGTAGAGCATCTTTTGAGAATAGAGCTACTAGAGATATATACAACTCTATGAATGCAATACCAAGAGATTATAATATGAAACAAGCTAGAAAATGGCTTACCGAACAACCTTGGTATCAAAACGAAACTCCTGAGTATCAAGCATATTGGAGTAGGTATTTAAAAAATATACAACAACAGCAGATAGATTATACCATTACTCAATTTGACGATATTGTTTTGGCTTATGCAGAAACATATAAAGAGTTAAAAGAAAAAGGTATCATTACTCCTGAAATGGAACAAAAAGCTAAAACAGATCGCAAAGCTAAAGAAAAAATATTATCTGAAATGTATGATGCTTTAGATAAACAAAAAGCTGAAGTAGAAGAAAGTATCATAGCTAATCGTACAGAAAAACAAATAGGTGACACAGAACAAGTTGCTAAAGATATTGAACAGAAAAAATTTAGATTAGACTCTATTACGTTAGAAGATGGTAGAACTATTGAATATCAGGTACAAGAAGTTGATCCGTTGTCTGAACATTTGCCTAAACAGAAATCTTTAAAAGATATATTTATTGAAGTTAAACGTAAAAATAAAAGTGCAAGTGTACAAGATTTGCACAATATGTTTAAAAAGACTATAGACGATGCAAATTATGATGTAAACACTTTTGTAAGAGATGTTGTAAAAAAATATAGAATTAATATTAATGAACAACAACAAAGAGATTTAATACAATCTGCGCATTATTTAAAAAACATTGATCGTTTTCCTATATCTAGAGTTTACATAGTAGGTGAAAAAAGTTTAAAACAAGAAAAAGAAATGGATCCATTGCTTGAAAAAGAAGCTCCTGAAACTGATATTTACGATAAACCTATAGGTGGTGATAAAGCAGGTAACTCTACGCATGGTTCTAGCCGTGTAAATAAAAACAATAATTTTAATGCTAAAGAGGGAGATACATTACATTACGATTATGATTATTTAACTACTCGTATATTAGAACGTATATGGGATCATCAATCTAATCAATATAAAAATAGACCTAGAGTTAAAAATGTTTCACCGTTATCTGTAGATATTTTTAGATATATACCTGAAGGTAAAACAGATAGCAAAGGTAAGCGTATTAGGCCGTTAGAATTAGCAGAACATATGACTAATAAACAATTAACTAATATGGCTAAACAGCTAGAAAAAGAAGGTGCATTTATTTACGCTGCTAACGGTGAAACTGGTAGAATACAAGTAAGAGCATATCCTTGGAGAACAGGCACAAAGCTAAAAGACATTAAAGCATTGAATAACTTTTTAATTAATGAATTAAAAATACCAGTTACTAAAGCTAGATATAAAAGTAATATTGCTACTTTAATGTGGCGTATGCAAGAAACAGGATTAATTAGATTAGGAGAAATGCCTACTAAAGAATTGATACGTGAATGGGTTAAAACAGAACCTTATGAAAGTGTAACTAAATTCCAAAAACGTACTAAACATCATTCTGGTATTGAAATGGCCTTAGATCCAGCATATTTTATTGGATATAAAAACATTACAAAAACACGTCAAATTAATACAGAAACTTTTAATCCTAAAAATTTTACAGACATTAAACTATCATTAGATGTTGATGCTATTAACAGATTTTTAAACGATAAACGTTATACAGATATTGATATGGAACCAATATTTGAAAACACATATATTACATTGTATGGTGAGCGTTCTAGTAAAGTTAATAATGATAGATATGCACAATTTGAAAAAGATAATCCTGAGCTAATAAAGCGTGTAAAAGAACATAATAAGAAAGTATTAGAAACTATAGAGTCTAATACATACCGTTTGCAAGACAAGTTTAATGAACTAAGTTTTAATCAACTTGGTAAAATACCTGAGTATGAAGCTTTAAGCAGAATAGATATGAATGTTACTTCAAGATATGACGGTGCTACTTTTAGACATATTGTAATAGAAGATTTGCCTAGTAGTGTAAAAAATATGGGTGAAGCATTAAAAGAAAATAATTCTGGTACAGATGGTGTTACAATGACACACAACAAGTTAGCTGATATTATTATAAAGAATTATGGTTACGATCCTAGAACAGGTGTAATGAAAACATTAGGATTGTTTAGACCTGAATATGGCGTTCAAGGACAAATAATTAATAAGACTGCTGATTTTACTATGGATAGTTATTGGCAAGCTTTTGCAGATAAACATGGTCTAGATAAAATACATTATGCTTCTGGTATTAAAGAAATGACTGGAGTAGAACCAACTAAAGTACGTTGGAATGAAAAAACAAAAGAGTTTGAACTTGTCGGTAAATTGAATGTATTTAAATCTAGAATAGAAGACAACTATTTGAATTTAAATGTTTATGAAAACTTTAATAAAATAGGTAATCAAAAACTATTGCAGCAGGTTATGTCTAATATGAATACCTTTGAAATGGATCCTAACACTGAAATAGGTAGAAATTATTGGAAAAAGTGGGAAGAACTTGTAGCTAAAGCATCAGCTGGAGATCCTAAAGCAACAATGCTTGCAGAAAAAGAATTTGCTGCAGGAAAAGAATTGTCAGGTAAGATAGATGATATAAGTATAAAAGTTTTAGATCATATACTTTTTGAAAAACCTGATAGCAAAGCAGCTCGTAGCATCGTAAAACAAATTTTAGAAATAGAACGTTTATCTGATTTTGATAAAGTAGCTATGCAGGAATGGACTGAATATCGTCAAAATACTTACAATAGACAATTAGTAGAAGAGTATTTAATAGATACTAATTTCGATCCTGGTACGTATTTAAGACCTGGAGTTAGAGAGTATATTAATGATAGAATACAACAATATGTAGCTAAAAGACTTACTAGGCCACGCATAAAGCATTCATATAGCTCTAAATTAGGGTTATATGACGTTTTAATTAGTGGACGTAAGCAAAAGTACTCTAAAGCAAAGAAAGGTCTTGCAAACGACGAATTTATGATGAATGAAGGTGCAAGAGATGTTATTGAAATAACTGTATATGAAGGTAAGAAAAACGAAAAAACAATGACACTTGGAAAGTTTTGGGATACTTGGGTAGATATGAAAGAAAATCCTTCTAGCAAGAAATCACAACGTGATTTTGAAGAGTATGATTTTGTTCGTAAAAATGTAGGTTTTATACGTTCACCTATGATAAGTAATGGTGGTTTTCGTATAGGAGAGTTTGTAGGATTTGCTAAAACACGTAAAGGTATATCATTAATTACAAATGAATACAACGATTTTATGATGTCTGGTGCTGATAAAGACATTGACTCTGCACATATGTTTTGGGGATTACCAAAAGAATTGACTGCTGCATACAAACAATCTATGATACAAGATCAGTTAGTTCGTATTAAAGACGGAAAGAAAGATACTGTAGATTTAAAAGATAAAGCTATTGGTAAAGAGTTAGCAAATGCAGAACCACCAGGTAATAAAAAAAGAGAACAGCATTTAGCAGATATTTTAGATACTACTACTAAATTAAAAAATGGTAAAATTGCTACAATGTCTCAGGACTCTATTGGTTTAATTACTAATGGTGTTAATTTAATTGGTTTAGAGTTAGATATTAATAAACAATTAGAAGATGTTACTCCTCGTACTACAGAAGTACAGCGTGAGTCTATGCGTAAAAATTATTTAAATGCATTCAATGAATTAATTATACATAGAAACGTATTATTAAACAGTTATATCGATGCAGCAGATCTTGCTAATATAGATTTACCTATTGTTGCTTTACGTAAAATGCGTGGAATGTATGAGTGGATGTATGAAGGAGCAGAGTCTGGTGCAATGATGGACAGAAGACAAGCTATTAAAAATATGCACAAATTAGTGTTTGGTGCTAAACGTAAAACAGATATGCCTTTAGACATACAAGAAACGGTAATTAACTATTTAGATAAAACCGATGGTGCTAAATCTTATTTAACTTTAATAGCAGAACAATATAATGGATTGCGTTTAGAGTTAAATCCTTGGAATGTATTTAGTAAAGAACAAAGCGTAGCACTTTTAAAGGACATATCTGCTGAAATAAAAAATCATCCTATATATCGCAAAGTAGGAATAAAAGATTTTTCTGAGCATTTTATGAAAGGATTAGATCCTAAAGAGTTTGACAACATTGTTGAGTATGAAACATTTTTATGGAACAAACTAAATCAAGTTATAGATTTGTCTACTGCTTTAAGAAAGTCTAATGAATTTAAAGAATACGCTATGAAAGAATTAGAAATGACTAATGAATCTGTAGATGATTTTATTACACAGGTTGTAGAGCTTACATTTGAACAGCGTAATAGATTATATCAATCGTTTACCAACGACCAAAAGTATTTTAAAAAACATAATAGACGTTCTTATGGAGACCAAATAGCTTATACCAAAGTAATATTAAGAGAACAATTACAGGAGTTATCTAATAGAAGAAAAGAAGAAGGTAAGCCATTACCAAAAGAAGCTTTTGAAAAAGTAGAAGATTTATTTGATATGTTTTATATAGCGACTCCATTGATTAAATCTGATTTTGTAGGATTTAGAGGAGAAAATCGTTTTAAATTTTTAAAATCAGTAAACAGTAAAATCAATGAATTAGTAAAAGAAAAACAGCAAAAAGAAAAACTTGGAGAGTTTTTTAATAAAGATGTAGAGTTGGAAAATTTATATGCACAAAGAGCTGCATTGCAGGGAGAGTTTACAGGGCAATTGCCTGATCGTGAACAAACTTGGGCTATAAGAGCTAAAAATAAAGAGTATATGTCTAGAGCTAGATATGAAACATTAAAACTTTCTCAAGAATCAAGAGAGAAAAGAATTAAAGAAATACGTAAAGAGTTAGATTTAGATAAATTTGAAGAAGTTGTAATGGACGATTTAAATGCCCCACCAAGCGGAAGACAGTCTAAAGTAGAAAGTGACGGTAAACAAGTTGTACTAAAAACAAAGAAAATGGTTCCCGACTTAATTGATTTAGATATATTAACTGATCCTGCAAAACTTGACGCATTGATAGAAAGCTTACAACCTTTAAAGAAAACGCAAACTCCTCAGTTAAGAGAAAACTTAAAAGAATTAAGAAATTTAATTTATTCACAAACAGCAGTTGGTAATGAAAAGCTCTTGTTTAATCTACCAAGTGAATATGCATTCTTCTTAAAACGTGTAGATAGAGTATCTGATTTTATGCAGAACATAGATGGTACACGTTTTGGTTTCTTTATGAAAGCAATGAATAATAAGTACGGAAAAGAAGATGTGTTAACAAAGATTAAAAGAAACAAAGAGTTGTTAGAAGAAGCAGAAAATACAATTAAAGCAGATATAACTAACGATATTCCTTTAGATACTTTTGACGAGTTTTACAAAAAACGTGTTAAAGAAAATACAAAAGAAGAGTTTATGGCTATATCGCAGCAATATAAAGTGTATGTAGAAAGCTGGGCAAAAGGAAATAAAGATGCAATTAATGAAGTTGCAGATAAAACTGAAGCTAAGATATTAAAAGATTCTGATAAATTTATATATGCATATAATGAAAAAACACAAAAGATACAAAAATTTGCTACTAGAGAAGCTTTTGAAAAAGCAAATAACAAATTTGTTTATATACAAGAGTTAGAACCTTCTAGATTGTCTGAATTAATTACTAATGAAATTAATATATTAAATCCAAGTAGAGCACACTTGCGTGATCC